TAGTGCAGTGTCGTAAAAAGGGTGCGGCCAACTGGGGCAACAGCAAGAAGAAATAATGAGCAGTTGTTGTACACGAGAACGTAAGAAGAAAGATTACCTTTATATGCCAATGGCAGTTGGAATCGCCCTTGTTGGCCTAGGTGTACTATTGACAATCGAAATCAGCATAGCCAACGCACTGGGACTAATTTAATGAGAGCCAGTGAGATAATCACGGAGAAGTGTTGGAAGGGCTACACCAAGAAGGGCATGAAGACCATGTTCGGCAAACGTGTGCCCAACTGCGTCAAGAAAGAGGACGTAGACATCTGTATCAACTGTGGAGAGTTGGTTTTTGAAGAAACACTGAACGAGGACCTCAAGAAATGGTTCAAGGACAAATGGGTGCGAATGGGCCCAAAGGGTAAGATCAGAGGATCATGTGGTGGCAAATCCAAAGGCGAGGGCAAACCCAAATGCTTACCGGCCAAGAAAGCATACGCACTAGGCAAAAAAGGCAGGGCAAGTGCGGCCGCAAGGAAAAGAAGAAAAGATCCTAATCCAAATAGACGTGGTAAAGCAATCAACGTCAATACCAAAAAGAAAAAATAATTTGCATTCAGCAAAGATCTGTTATATACTTGTTGGATAACAACAGGAGAAAAAATGGCAGTAAGAAACTTCAATGACGCTGAAAAGCAAAAATTAATACAAATTATATCACAGGGATCACAGGTGCTTGGCGAAGTCGAGGACTTGAAAGGTGGACTAAAAGACACAGTAAAAGCAATATCAGAAGAACTAGAATTGAAACCAGCACTGATCAACAAAGCGATATCAGTTGCACACAAGGGCAACTACCAGAACATCGCGGATGAGATGGACACGCTGGAGAGCATACTTAACACGGCCGGCAAACTTTAATGTTGGACAAAGTCAGATCATTCTGGCTTCGTAGTTTTGAGAGTGACCGGACAGCGTTCTATTTTGAACTGGTCAGTTTCATATTTACAGTTGGAGCCAGCCTCACACTAGCGATCACGGCCGCAGAACCAGACATGACGATAATCTATCCTGGATTTTTCATAGGAGCGATAACACAATGTTATGCTTCATACAGGAGAGAAGCGGCATTTGTGATGATGATCACTGGCTACTTCGCAATCATAAATGTCTACGGTTACGGCGTGGCAAGTTATTGGTGGTAGTATTGTAATGGAAAAAAATATTTTGTTTTTAGGTGGTAGCACAGGACATGGCATTCATCGAGATTTTTCTGATGTTTTTTTTTCCAAGCGAAAAAACACATACAATTATATAAACCTATCGATATCCGGCGCAGGTAATCACTATATTTCTGGAAGTTTTTTTGAATATTGTCATTACAAGCCCAAACCTGACTACGTATTTTTCAAATTCACAGGCTTAAACAGATTAGATTTACCTTTTGATAAAGAGGCTATACTTTACAATTATGATTTTCAATCAGATGCAATGAAAGAAAAACACACAAAAGTATTTCAGCAAATAGAAAAAAACTGGGTGTGTAGTGGAGGATACACAGGTACGTGGTTGAACCAAAACATTTTGAAAAGAATCTTCTCATATATGTATACCGAAAAAGATGGAAACTCGACCAATTTGCAATCACTGGCACAGGTCTATAATTGTTTATCACTGTGTGAGACTTTAAACATACCTTACAACTGGACATTCTATTATGATCCAACGAATCCGCCTTCGCCGATATCTAAGCAGGACGGACATATAGATCACATACCGGATTACATACCAACAAATAATATGCTAGAAACCTCACCACTTAATTTTGCTTACATGGTAGGACAGCCACCCAACGATGGAAATCATTACAGCCATAAACTTTTTAGACAATACTTGGAGTACGAACCAGTTTATAACAAAATAATTGAAACAATGGAAGACATATGAAAATATTGATTATAGGAGATAGTTTTGCCGCGGATTGGTCAGTGAAATACAATGACTATGCCGGCTGGCCAAATTTATTAGCACAAAAATTTGAGGTGACTAATCTCGCACAAGCAGGAGTAGGACAATATAAAATATACAAACAATTGAAAAGCATAAACGTGAAAAACTTTGATGTTGTGATATCCTCTTACACTAGTCCTTACAGAGTCCATACATACAATCATCCCATACACAGTGAAGATTTACTGCACAAGCACTGCGATTTACTGGCCAATGACATTGAGTATTATTCAAAAAAAGATAAGGATAACGAAAGTGTAATATCAGCGAGAAATTATTTTAAATATCATTTTGATTTTGATTATCACAATGACATTTATCAGATGCTCGTGGAAAGGTGTAATTCGCTTATTGGAGATGTCAAACACATACAAATAAGCAACCTAGAATATGTCACTGACAAGTGGGCTGACATCACTGTGAATCACAAAGGGCTAATCAATCATTTATCGCATAAAGGCAATGAACTAGTGTATAATAAAATTATTGAGATGATATGAGTTACATAGACGCACTTTACAAAAAAGATGAGGACAAGATATACGTCGTAGAACGTGATCCCAAGAAGGGCAGGATATTCACGGAGTATGACGCCAGGTACGTGTTCTACTACGAGGACGCAAGGGGCAAACACAGGTCTATGACGGGTGCACCATTACAGAGGGTGCAGTGTGCCACACACAAAGAATTCATAAAGGAACAGAGAATAAGATCCAACAAGCAACTGTACGAGAATGACATAAATCCCGTGTTCAGGTGCCTGGAGGAGAACTACTTGGGCAAGGAGACGCCCAAACTGAACGTGATGTTCTTCGACATTGAAGTGGACTTCGATCCCGATCGAGGTTACTCAACAACAGATGATCCGTTCATGCCCATAACTGCCATAAGTTGTTACATGAGCTGGACGGACCAACTGGTGACGTTTGCTGTGCCACCCAAAACAATCAGTATGCAGGACGCACAGGAACTAACAAAAAGATTCGACAACACCATGCTTTTCGAGAAAGAGAAAGACATGCTGGACGCATTCCTTGAACTGGTTCAAGACGCAGATATATTGTCAGGTTGGAACAGTGAGGGTTATGATATCCCATACACCGTGGGTAGGATACAGAAAGTATTGAGTGGTGATGATACAAGACGTTTGTGTTTCTGGGGAGAGAAGCCAAAGAAGAGAGTGTTCGAGAAGTATGGCAGGGAGCAGTTGAGTTTTGATCTCGTTGGCCGTGTCCACTTGGACCTGTTGGAACTATACAGGAAATACACATATGAGGAAAGACACAGTTTCAGACTAGACGCCATAGGTGAACATGAGTTGGATGAGAGGAAAACAGTTTACGAAGGTTCACTCGATAACTTGTACAAGAACGACTTTGGCTTGTTCATAGAATACAACAGGCAGGATACTGCATTGTTGGCCAAACTGGAGAAGAAATTGAAGTTTATAGAACTGGCCAATGAGATAGCACACCAGAACACTGTACTACTACAAACGACGATGGGTGCAGTAGCGGTCACAGAACAAGCAATCGTAAACGAGACACACAGACGTGGAATGCAGGTGCCGGGCAGGAAGTACAAGAAAGACGGTGAAGAGAATCAACCGGCGGCAGGAGCCCACGTGGCGACACCACAAAAAGGAATACACGACTGGATAGGGTCTGTTGACATAAACTCTCTGTATCCTAGTGTGATCAGAGCATTGAACATGGGTCCGGAGACCATAGTGGGACAGATAAGGCCGGTTATAACATCAGCAGAAATCAACAGGGCCAAACACGCCAAGAAATCATTCGCGGCGGCGTGGGACAGCCAGTTTGGTAGTTGGGAGTACCAAGCAGTGATGAATCAAGAGAAAGGCACGGAGATAATCGTGGACTGGGAAGACAAAACCAGTGTGCGTATGAGTGCCGCACAACTGTACGAGATAATATTCGACGGCAACAACAAATGGATGTTGAGTGCAAATGGTACCATATTCACATACGAATATGAAGCAATCATACCAGGATTATTGAAACGTTGGTACGCAGAGAGACAGGAAATGCAAAAGAAGATGCGTGAGTGCGGAGACAACGAGATCGAAAGAGAATATTGGGACAAAAGGCAACTTGTAAAGAAAATTAATCTAAACAGTCTGTATGGTGCGATATTGAATCCAGGCTGTAGATTCTTTGACATAAGGATTGGACAGAGTGTGACACTCACAGGCAGATGTATCACTAAACACATGGCAAGCAAGGTAAATGAGATTGTGGCGGGCAAGTACGATCACAAAGGCGAGAGCGTGGTGTACGGAGACACAGACTCCGTTTACTTCTCGGCATACAAGACACTACAGAAGGAGATCAACGAGGGGGTTATACCATGGACAAAAGATTCAGTTGTGGCACTGTATGATAGGATAGCAGACGAAGTCAACGGATCATTCAAATCATTTATGACCAAAGCATTCCACACACCAAGCACACGTGGAGAAGTCATAGCGGCGGGTAGAGAACTTGTTGCATCAAAAGGATTGTTCATCACAAAGAAGAGATATGCTGTACTGTACTACGACAAAGAAGGTAAACGTGCAGATGTTGACGGTAAGGATGGCAAGATGAAAGCGATGGGACTTGATCTAAAACGTTCAGACACACCTGTTTTCGTACAGGACTTCTTGAGTGATCTTCTATACATGGTACTACAAGGCAAGGACGAGAAAGAAGTGCTAATAAAAATTAGCGAATTCAGGGCAGAGTTTAAATCGAGGCCAGGGTGGGAGAAGGGATCCCCCAAGAGAGCAAACAACATGACCAAGTACACTGCGGCCGAGGAGAAGGCCGGGAGAGCAAGTATGCCGGGCCACGTGAGAGCCAGCATGAACTGGAACAGGTGCAGGGAGATGTATGGCGACAAATACAGTATGCCAATCACGGACGGTGCTAAAGTTATAGTGTGTAAACTAAAACAAAATCCATTGGGCTACACAAGTATCGCATATCCCGTGGATGAGATGCGTATACCTGAATGGTTCAAGGAACTGCCGTTTGACGGTGATGCCATGGAAGCAACGATACTGGACCAGAAGATCGACAACCTTATAGGAGTGCTGGGCTGGGACGTGCAGAGCACAGAGACCACAAACACATTCAACAAATTGTTTGAATTCTAAATAGTGTTATGTTAAGCATAGAAGAAATAAAATTGTTAATAGAAAAATTAGAACGAGTCAAGAAAGAGGAACTACAGGAGTTGATAGATTCAAATCTCAAGATACTTAAGGACCTAGCATTGACTGTTGATGCAAATAATTCCATGGTTATTGACAGACTAGACAAAACTCCAGAATGGTTTTATAAAGATCTAGAACAGAAAAAACAGAAGCCAACTGTTGATGCACTACTGGTCAAACAGATACAAAGTAAAATATTCCAATTCGGAAGGACCAATCTGTACAACAGTCTGGAAATTGGTCCTGGTAATGGAATGTTCTCTATGGACTTCAGAACTTGGAAATTAAACTTTTTTTTAGATATTACACACAGAATCGAGCCGCCTATACGAGAAAAGTTTCCTCCTGCACACCAAAAATATCTTAAATTTTACAAGACTCGCGATACTGAATGTTCAAATATACCACAGGCGAGTTGTAACTTTGTGTTCAGTTGGGACACCTTTGTGTTCTTCACACAACAACACGTCCAACAATATCTACACGACATCAAACGAGTATTGATACCGGGAGGCTATTGTTTCATTCAATATGCTGACTGCCACTACGACATCGATCTGATCAATGCCCAACGTGGTTACTGGAATTACAATACTAAAACTGCAATGACACAGAGTATTCTAGCAGAGGGATATGAGATTGTTGAGATGAATCAATTCAGATCCGGTGCGAACTACGCCATATTCCGTAAACCTGGTAAACAAAATCCAGTTGTGTACAAAGTTTCTGAAATAATACTAGACTAAGACCTAAATATCCTATACAATAAGAACATTATGATAGACATCTTAAAAGACATCGTTAAACATACGCATGGACTGGGTTTCTTGGATCTTGTTAAAATTACTGGCGACGACAAAGAAACGTCAATTGACAGTATGGCAGAAGACAGATCGGTTATCCTACAAGGGTCTTTCCACAAGCCACAGACAGAAATGTCTGGCACGTTCGGTATGCCTCAGATGGGTAAATTAGACATCCACTTGAAGTGTCCGGAGTACAAAGAAAAGGCAAACATAACTGTGTTGTCCGGTGAGAGAAACGGTGCGACCATTCCAACAGGAATCCATTTCGAGAATGAAAAGGGTGACTTCAAGAATGACTACAGATTTATGAATGCTGAGATTATCAACGAGAAACTTAAGACCGTGAAGTTCAAAGGTGTCAAGTGGGACGTTGAGATTGAACCAAGTGTGGCAAGTGTGCAAAGATTCAACTTCCAGGCAACTGCAAACACTGAACACAACTCCTTTGTTGTGAGGACCGAGGATGGGAACTTGATTTTCACTTTCGGTGACCAGGCATCACATGGTGGTGAGTT